GCATCTTCGTATTTGTCCAAATAAGATTTTGCCATGAAAAGTGAAAAAGCAGATTTGAAATGTTTCGATGGACCAGCCCACATAGTGAGTCCAGGTGTTAGTCCACCATTTAAACTTCCACTTAACGCAACGTTAATAATAGGAATAGACGTAGTGATCATATCCTTGTCATTAAAGAACTTCGACTTCGAAAGAATAGCAGAATCTTTAATTGAACTATTCTTTTTAATTTTATCCATAATACCCATAATTTACTCCTAATCCCACAGGGAAATTGTTTTCTCAACTGACCAATTCATACAGTCTAGTACTATTTTGATTGGATCGATAAATGATTTTTGAAATTGAGTTTCATAATCAACATACTGATTTAAATTAAACTCGGTTGGCAAACGACCAGGAAAAGAAATGATACTTTCTTTTAATGGATTCGGCAACTTGAGATACACGAACTTGATCTTCTCACCATCTTGAATCAAAGGATACTTCTTTGTAAGATCTTTTTCTGCCAGATAATTATTATATAGTAATGCACCCTTAACATGAATAGGTGTGCCCTTCGAATAAATCGTAGTGTTACTACCATACTCACGCATACCATTCACGCCACGAGGAAAAGAAATATCTTCTGGAGGCAACTTATTAAAGTCAGACCTAGATTTCTCTATAAACTTATGGATGTCAGACTCGGTGCCCTTCAACATAATCTCAACTGCTTGATGCATCTTATCACGAATCGCAGCAGGTGTCGAGGACTTAATCATTTCAAGACCCATGACTTTCATCTTAGGTGTTGCATATTGCACACCCTCGTTATTAAACACATGCATGATATAACGCTTCTTTGCAGTCCAGATTGCTTTGTCTGCCAGTGCTTCACGTTTCATTTGCATCTTTTGTGCATACGCATGAACGTATTCAGCAAGTTCTTCATAAGATCTATCAATAAATGGTTGAATCTTATCTTCACAAACTCGATCCATAAACTCAATAACTTTATTTGGATCAGTATCAGATTTTAGAAATTTGTTTACGATAGGACCAAGTCTAAGATAAATCGAATCAGTGTCTGATGCAATAACATAATCATCAGATGTGTTCAACATCTTATTCATGTATTGATTAAGTTTAGATTCGATCCAACGAATAGAAAGTTGACCAGCAGTAGTAACTGCAAGTGCAATACGAAGATCGTAGAATCTAAAGTATTGACTACCAAGCGCACCATACGCAGAGTTCAAAGACAACTTCTTTGCAAGTTGCAGATTATCGTACCGTGCAATTCGTTTAGAAATCTCATACTTCTTTCTTGCATCAGTTTCAAGTTCATATTCTTGCTTTGCTTGAAGCATCAACTTCTTAAACTTCTTGCGATCTTCATACATCTCTTCCATCATCTTTGGCAAGAAACCTTGAATATCTGTACGAAAGAATTGACCATTAGGCGTCAACGTAACATCTTTCAAACTAGAAAGATCAATCTTCTTTTGAAGAAGAGAATCTACGTTAATACTTTGAGAAATGATTTGACGCATTTCTGGTGTGTAATTCTCTGCGTCAATCAGTGTTTCTGGTGACAGATTGTATTGAATAATCAAATGTGGATACAGAGAATTCAAGTCGAATGATGCCACCCAATCATGTTTACCAACTTGTGGATCTTTAACATACGCACCCTCGAACGCTTCAGTTTTACTCTGAAATACACGTGGTGGTATAACAACATTCTTTGCAAGAAGATGATTATAAGTTAGTGCATCCCACATGCGAGTCTGTGCAAACACATCATTATAATTTGTCTTCGTGTCATATGCAAGAGTCAACGCAAGTTCAAGAAGTTTTAACTTATCTTCCATACGAACAATGAGTTCAACGTCTTTGATGTTGTACTCAATAAACTTTTGATGATTTTCTTTGTATAGACCATGAAGACTATCGTACTCTTCATACGATATTTTACTTTCACCAAGTTCTACGTTAGCTATGTTATCGAGTTTATACGACTCTTGTGATTTACCACTAGGCGAGAACCAACGATACAATTCAAGATAGTCGAGATCGGTAATACCAATAAGTTCATATGCCGTTTGTTTACGACCTCTGACAGTGACTTCACGTTCAGAAATCATATTCCAAGGTGACAACTTCTTTGCTTGTTCTTCACCAAGAATCTTGCGAATACGATTAATCAGATACGGAGTATCAAAGAAGTTAGTATTCCAACCAGTGATAATATCTGGATAATTTGCAATCCAATCGTCAAGAAAACGTTTCAACAAAGAATATTCATCTTTGCATTGAAAGTAAGTTACATCATCACGATAATTATTAAATTCACCACAACCATAAACATACATGTTGCCATTATGATATTTCATGCCAATAGCAGTCACTGGTTCAGTTGCAAGATATGGATTTGGAAATCCATTCTCAGAACCAACCTCGATATCTAGAAAACAGATTACGATTCGATCTTTATCCCACTCGACAGATTTCTTATGCTGTTCACCAATGAACGCATATTCATATCGATTGTTACCATAAATGGTTTTACCCGAGACACCATCAAATTGCTTGTAGTATTCTCGGGCTTCAGAAATAGAATCGAATCGAATCTGTTGAAGATATTCTCCAGCAAGATTAGTGAATTTGGTAATAGACTTAGACTTCTCGTAGAAAGAAGGCTGATATTTTATTTTGAGTTTGACACGCTTGTTGTCAACAACGCCACGATAAAATATGTTATTACCAATACACTGTACGTTCGTGTAGAAATGAAAACTCATTAATTAACCAGTGATGATTTGTTTCGATGCAGTGACGATACCAGATCCGAAGATCGAGTTGTACTGAGATGTGATCTGTTCGTCAGGGATATACGAGTATACCACATGTGCGCCGTCAATGATAGTGACTGCATCAACTTTTTGTTGTGCAAGAGATGGAAATGGAACAAATCCAATACTTGGTTGAGATCCTGCAATCTGTGATGGTACCATACGTAACTGAACAGGATTGGATAGAATCCACTGATTGTCTGAGGTTTGACCAACTTTTGCAAGAAGATCTTCACCAGTAACGAGTTTCAAGCCTAGAACGCCTTTATCAACAGACATATTAATTTCCTTATTAAGAATTGGTGGACCCACTAGGAATTGAACCTAGACTCAATCGATTATGAGTCGAACGCTTTACCATTAAGCTATGGGTCCGAAATTGGTGCGGAAGGAGGGATTCGAACCCTCAAGCCTCTCGGCGGCAGATTTTAAGTCTGCTGTGTATACCGTTCCACCACTACCGCAAATAAAAAATGGAGCGGGGAGGAGGAATCGAACACTCCGTACCAGAAAGGTATTCTGGATATTGCCACTATATCATCCCCGCAATAACTAACCAAACAAACTCTTCAATCGATCCGCTGCGTAAGATGCAGCAAACGCTTTTGGCTTAACCAGAGGCACCACGTTACACATGCCTTTGATATATCCAATCGCTTCGTTGATCACTACACTAGAATTATACATCTCATTTGGGTTGATGTCAAGATGTACTTCGATATCGTTATCGATTATTTCTGCTAATTTTAAATACATTTCTGCAACTTTGTATACTTCATTCATCAGGCGCATTCTTGGTTTCTTATTTGATTTATCGAAGTCACGTTCTCTAGTGACTTGACCAAAGATTTTGCATCCGTTGTTACCATTAATATGTATTACAATTGCAACTACGTAATCAGCATGCCACACACCTCTTACGTTAATCCTCTCTGAGTCACAACCTAGATAGATTTTAGTATCGGGATCGCAATTAGAAACATATTCTTTAACATCATTCAGATTGATTTTGCGATGATACATATCTACCTTTTATTTGGTCGGAATACAAGGATTCGAACCTTGGACCTTCTGCTCCCAAAGCAGACGCACTACCGGGCTGTGCTATACTCCGTTCTTCAATAATTTTAAATTTAAAACAAAGTTCTCAACTGTTAATTTAACAATCGTTGATAACATCATAATGTCTCTAGAATCAGCATCTGTGTTTAGATAATTCTCTAACACACTTGTTGCAATCATTCTATAAGCATCAGATTCATTTACAGAAAGCATTCCCCAATCGATAGGATCTTCAGACTCTATCTCTTGTGCTAACTCAACTAATTGTTCTAGTAATGTCATGCAAGAAGTCTTTGACTTTTTGCTTTCTCTGATGTTTCTTTTAGAACAACTTTGAGATTCGATACGTTCTGTAGAACTGATGCAGCATCTTCTCTTACATTTGGATTGTATGCTTTAAAACTATCACCATGACCGATCAACAAATGACAATCATTATCCATACAAAGAGTGATTAGATTACTCTCTTCTAACTCTAATTCTGGATGAAGATGAAAAGGCTGCACATGATGCACGTTGAGATGTTGTGTAGAACCACAGGCAGCACAAGATGGATGTTTTTGAATGAAATGATGTTGGACAGATGGCCAATGAGGGCTTCTTTCTTTGTCAACACCTTTATCTTTATTATCCAGTTTCTTCTGACTTGCTTTTCTTCTTGCTGTTGTAGTCACGATGTTCTCCTTTTTAATGGTGCCCCTTGACAGAATCGAACTGCCAATTGATGATTACAAATCAACTGTTATACCATTTAACTAAAAGGGCTTATAACTTTATTTATTTTAATCGAGACATCACAGTATCAAATGATTCTTCAACTTCCCACGTACCATGAGGTGGTGCAAACACATAAGTCACTTCTTCAACAGTTTCATCTTCACGAATCGCAATGTTTCGATATACAGAAATAATCAAATCTTTACGAAGAGCAAGATGCTTACCTTTATGTGCTGGTGAAGCATTAGTGAGTTTGATGAACATAACAATTTCCTATTAAGTGGTGCCCTAGGAGAGACTCGAACTCTCACGCCTTTCAGCACTGGCTTCTAAGACCAGCGTGTCTACCATTCCACCACCAGGGCATAAATAAAAACAAAAAGAACAACAATGACATTATACCAAGAACTAGGAGTTTTGTCAACAGCTTCGCAAGAAGAAATTAGACATAACTATAGAATATACGCTCAGAAATACCACCCAGATAAAGAGGGTGGTGATGAAGAACGTTTCAAACGAATTAAACTTGCGTATGAAGTACTTAGTGATCCTATAAGGCGACAAGAGTATGATCGAACTGGTAAATTTAGTGCAGAGTTTACTATTCGAAATGAAGCACTAGAACGCCTTAGTAATATGATTAACCACTATGTACCAGATCTAAACAGTGAGATTGATGATCCTATATTAAAAATGAAATCTGATATTAATCAAGCATCAGAAGCAGTTGTTGGTCAAATTGAAAACTGTAAACGACAAATTCGAAACTCTAAGATTACTTATGAGAAACTCTGGACTAAATCTAAGGGTGAAAATCTACTTAAAAACTTTGTTGAAAATCTAATCAAACGAAGAGAGTCTGATTTATCAAATTACACTAGACAGATGATAGTATTTAAACTCATGTTAGAAATACTAGAAGACTATCACTTCGGTATAAACGACTTTGAATTACTAGAGACTAACCTGATAGATCCCAACATTAGCAGTTCTTAGAAAGTTCAAACCAGATTCATCACGATAAGAATTTCTATAATACAAACTTGTAATACCAGATTGATATATTAACTTAGCGCAATCCATACAAGGTGCATGAGTAACGAACATAGTAGCGCCGTCTCCAGATTCTGTAGACTTAGCCAATTTTGCAATAGCATTGGTTTCTGCATGAAGTACCTCTGGTTTAGTTTTTAACGTAATACGCAGAAAATCTTGTTCGTCAACTTGTTGTATCTCATTTTCACAATTATTATCCCATCCAGATGGCATACCATTATATCCGATTGAGATGATTCGATCTTGTTTTACAACGATTGCACCAACATGAAGTCGCCTAGCAGATGATAGTTCTGCAAAGACTTCTGCCGTCTTCATGTATGCATCGATAAACTTTTGTTTCATATT